ACGATGATCTGTTTGCAAAACAATTGCCGAGTTATAGACCAAACAAAATGATAAAATACAGATCAAGAAAGGGAACGGGATTGAAATCAATTGGAAACATTAAACTACTAAAACAATAAATATGAATGATGAAAGAATTCCTGAATATTATAAAGGGAAAGAAGGATATGAAGCAAGGAAAGTATGTGATAATTTTGAACTTCCTTATCATCTTGCAACAGCAACAACATACATTTTGAGAGCTTATCATAAACACGACACTCCTGTTGAATGTATAACCAAGGCAATATCTCACTTAGAATTTGAGTTGGAGAAAATAAAAAGAAATAATTAAAACAATAAATATGAAAACAAAACTATTCGGATCAGCAAATGATCCAAGAGATCAGAAAGATGAAGTTGAACACTACTGCAAGATTTGCGGAATGGATGAAGTTGAGGAGAAAGGAGAAACTTGTGGGGAATGCAAAGATAAATATTGCAGATGTGGAAAACCATTAAAGGAAGAAAAATCAATGTGTAAACTTTGCTTATTATGATTAACTTATATAACAAAGATTGTATGGAAGATTTAAAGGAATTTAAAGATAATCAATTTGATTTGGCAATAGTAGACCCTCCTTACGGTATTGGAATGGACGGTAAAAACAATTGGTCTGGGAGTAAACATAAAGTTAAGAATTGGGATAATAACGCACCAAGCAAAAAATACTTTACTGAACTTATGCGTATAAGTAAAAACCAGATTATTTGGGGCGCTAATCATTTTATTAGTAGAATTCCATTTGATAGTAAGTGTTGGATAATTTGGGATAAAAAAAACGATGGGTTTTCTTTTGCAGACGGTGAAATGGCTTGGACTTCATTTAATACTGCAGTAAGGTTTTTTCGTTATCACAGAGGACAACAAACAGACAAAAGAATACACCCGACACAAAAACCTGTAAAGCTTTATGAATGGCTTTTAATGAACTACGCAAAAGAAGGAGATAAAATTTTAGATACTCATTTAGGAAGTGGAAGTATTGCAATTGCTTGCCACAATTTAGGGTATCATTTAGAGGGATATGAATTAGATAAAGAGTATTTTGAAGCGGCTTCAAAAAGATTGAAGCAACATCAACAACAAATAAAAATGTTTTAATATGATTTCATATATAGGGGGAAAGAGCCGAATGGCGAAATGGATTGGAGAATACATTCCAGAAAACAAAACATATATTGAAGTATTCGGTGGAGCGTTTTGGGTTTACATAAATGGAAACATTGATTCTGAAAATATCATTTACAATGATAAAAACAGATTGATGGCAAACTTATTTGAGTGTTTCAGAAATCCAGATCAATTTCATAAATGTTTGGAAATGGTAGAATCTCAAAACAAAGAGTTGTTTGCAATATTTCAGGAAGAATTGAATTTGATGGCAAAACATAATATTCCTTTTGATTTGGGGGATAATGAATTGGGGAAGAAATATGCATATTGTGCAACTCAAGTTTTTTCAGGATCAAAAATTCTCGAATCAAAGTTCATTGATTTGAAAGGAAAGTACGGATCAAAATATGACACTTTAAAAAGGAAGTTGCAAAAGGATTCAATAATTGAAAAACTGGAAAGAATAACAGATGTTGAAAATTTAGATTATACTGATTTGATTTTGAAATATGATTCTGAAGATGCTTTCTTTTATGTTGATCCTCCTTATTGGAAAACGGAAAACTACTATTCAAACCATGATTTTGATGTTGAGGACCATAAAAAACTGATTGACATATTAAAAAACACAAAAGGAAAATGGGCTTTGTCTTATTATTATTTTGATTTGTTGGAGGAATTACTTTCAAAGGACAAATTTAGATGGGTAGAAAGAGAATTTACTAAAGCTGCAGGAGCAACAAAAGGAAAGAAACAAAACAAAGGAACAGAATTATTAATTATGAATTATTAAAACAATAGAAATGAAAAATATATTCCTTTTTTCTTTAGCGATATTTATTATACCAATAACAATAATTATTAAAAAAATTATAAACAAATAAAAGTTAAAAACTTTAACCTAGCAACCATGAATAAAATTGATATTTTACTACATAGAATTAAACAACTATTCCCAATTATATTATTTATTTTTGTATATTTGGCAATAATAATAACATTCATTTTTGTAATATGGTAAAAATTTTTTTGGAATTTGTTTTAATGGTCTTTCTCGCAATGTTAGCTTTGCCGATCATTCTTGTTGTGTTTATACTAATTTATATATTAAAATCTATTGAAATTATTTGGAAAAATATCAAACGGAAAGATTAAATTCCGAGATGAAGTAAAGTTGAAAGATGGGATCAGATCCTTTCCTGATGGAACTAATATTGTTGTTGAAATTAAAGAATCAGAAATTGCAAGGACTGCACAACAAAATAAGCTTTGGTGGGTTTGGATGCAGTTATTGGGGGAATATTGGGGATTGAGTAGAAACGAAGCTCATGAACTTTGTAAAGTTAAGTTCCTAAAAGAAGAATATCTAATCAATGGGGAAAAGGTTGAACAATTAAGATCAACAGCAACACTAACTAAATCAGAATTCAAACTACTGATGAACGATGTGCTGTTCTGGGCGAACGATACATTTCAAGTAAATCTTCCAGGCAATGAGTGAAATGAAACTACAAATTGCAGTTGTTAAGTATTTGAAACTTAAATACCCAAAAGTTCGTTTCTGTGCTTCACTCGGTGGAATATATACATCCCCAACTCAAGCAAGGAAAAGTAAGTTAACGGGATATTCAAGAGGGTTTCCTGATCTTCAAATATGTGAGGCAAGGAATGGATTTCATGGATTGTTTATTGAATTGAAAACATTGAAAGGAAGGCCAACAGAAGTTCAAAAGGAATGGATAAGGGACTTACAAGAAAGAGGATATTGTGCTGAGATATGCAAGGGAATAGATGAAACATTAAAACTTATAGATGAGTACCTATGCGAAAGATAAGTAAAAAACAAAGTGTGATCAACAGAGAGTTGAAGAAAGTTTATAGTGAGATACATTATGAGAGAGGAAAATTCTGCACTGGGTGCGGGACATCTGAGAACCTTTCACATTCTCACTTAATACCAAGGAGCAGACGTTCAGACCTTACAACAGATAAAAGAAATATAACTTATCATTGCTTAAGTATGGGAGGAACAGTTGGATGTCATGACAAATGGGAAGGGAAACAAAGGATTGAGTTATTGGATTACGAAAGGAACATGAATTACATAAAGGAAGTTGATCAGGAATATTACTATTTAATAAAGTGAAAGAGAAGAAGAACAAAAAGAAAAAGAAGTTTAAAGAGTATGATTCGTTCTTTATGCAGTTCGGCTTCAAAGATGACAAGAGATTAGGGAAGAGGTCAATGTTCTCGGAATCAAAGTTCTGGGAGAAATACATTAAGGATAACGAAACAAAACAATAACTATGGAAAACTTAATAATAATATTAGCAGTATATTTAACGGGCTTATTCAATGGGATATACTTCCACTCACAAATAAACAAAAGGTTATGAAACACAATAACATCAAAACAGTATTAAAGAAACAGATTGAGGCTGGTGTGAAAACATTATGGACTTATAACGAAAAGAGTAATGAGTTCGTTTGTATATATAAAAACTATAATGATGACTTACCAATATTCACAGCTACTCAACTATTAGATAAATTAAACAAACAATAATGCCGATACTACCAAAGGGAAGAAGTAGGCCATGGATTCCAAAGAAACAGAATCATAAGAGGCAGTTCGATAATGCTTCATTTTATAATTCAAAGAGGTGGCGTTCGTTAAGGAAACACTTTATCCAAACCAATCCTTTATGCAAGATGTGCGAAAGGAAAGGAGAAACAAAGGGAGCTCAAATGGTTGACCATATTAAACCAATTACAATGGGAGGAAGCCCAGTTGCTTCGAACAACTTACAATCGTTATGTAATGAGTGCCATGCAAAGAAGTCAGGACAAGAGGGGGCAGAGTATAGGAAAGGAATTAAAGACTACAAAAGGAATGGATAAGGAAGAACAATTGAAACAGATAAAAGAACATCTTGATTATTTGTATGAGATCAGTGAAGTATATATAAACGAAAAGGGATTCAATTTCTTTGTTACATTTCACGAACATAAAATTGTGAACGAAATAATATGGAAGAATAAAGAGGAAAATCAAATGAAAAGTTTAACTGAAGAGCTGGAAGATATTATAAAGAAAAACAATGGGAGGGGTGTTTAAAGTCTTAAAACCCGTATTTCTATACAT